GGAGCATTAACCCCTTATGCAACTCCCTTGCGCGTGTCCGTCCGTACACCTCCCATTTGTGCCCAGGTATCCACCCTATCCCTATCCCTAGGGTATGCACCCCATCCCAGATGGGGGGGAGGGGGTAAGGCGGCGGAGTTGGAGGAAGATTGGGATTGGTAAACCCACCCCTTAAAAAATATCCGCAACAGGCCCTAGAAACGCCGTACAGCCATTCTGGAGTCCTGCCCATATCCAGACATCCGTTTTTAAAAAATCCCCTTAAATGGCCGCCGTTCGCTTAATACGTTTAAGCTTGTTAAAGGAAAGGGCTTCTGGCGTTAATAAGCTATGGCGACGAAGCGGCAGATAAGTAAGTTGGCTAAGGCGGTGGCTGAGGTGGGCGACCGTACTGGCAACTTCTTGGAGAGGACGGACCCTGGGAAGGCTACGCGGGCTTTGGAGATGTTGGCGGATGGGGAGAGCTTTAGGACCATCCAGAAGGAATTGGGGCTTCAGTGGGACACGGTGGCTAGGTTGAAGGCCCGGCATAAGACTTTGCTGGATGAGCGGCGGGCTGTGTTGGCGGAGGATGCTCTGGAGATTGCAGAGGGTTTGCGTCTTCTTCAGAAGGAGAAGATGCGGATGCTGGCGGAGGACCCTGAGCAGTTGGCGCGGACCAACATCAGGGATCTTTCAATTCCTTGGGGAATTGCGAACGACAAATTTCTGGCTGCTGTAGGGGAGAACAAGGTGGTTGTTGAGCACAAGAGCGCCGCGCCTAGCTTGGAGGATGCGATGAAGGCCATTGAGGAGGCTAGGGCGAAGCTAAAGCTTGGAGCTGTGGAAGTACTAACGAAGGACGTAACAAATGAACCCTCTGATAGCAGCGGTTAAGAATCTGGCGATGTGGGACAAGTGGCAGGCGATGGTTGCTTTGGCCGGCGATCAATATGCCAAGAGCCCCGTCTTTGTGGAGCAGGACAGCCAGAAGCCGGAGGAGTTTGACCAAGTGGCCGATTGGATTGGACGTTGGGACATTCCCGCCTTCGATAGGTTTGGCCGGGTGCGGGATGTGAGCCACGGGGCCCGCTATGTGAACACCCGGACGTTTGGACCTGTCACCAGACAATGGCTGGATGCCAACACGGAGTTGTGGTTCCTCAACAAGCACGGGCTGTTAGGACATAATGTCCTAGACATTGGTGCGGGGTATGGACGGTTGGCTGTGAGCGCCGCGCCTTACGTCAAAGACTACTGGTGTACAGACGGGGTGGAGGTGAGCCGGAACGTCTGCCGGCAACACGTTGAGTGCTATGTCCATAGCGGGAACGTCCACGTTCTAAGCCCAGAGGAGCTGCTCCAGACCCATCCCAAGTGTGAGGTGGCGGTGAACATCCATAGTTGGAACGAGTGTTCGTTTGTGTCCATTGCCGCGTGGCTGGACATTCTGGCCGAGCTGAAGGTGCCCTATCTGTTCACGGTGAGCCACGGGCAGCTTGAGAACGGGAATGCCTATCTCTGCCACCAGGCCGGCCAGCCCTCCTTCCGTCCCCTCCTGGAGGAGAAGTATGACTTGGTGGAGGAACTGACGTTAGGAATGTCCTCCCATCCCTACGCGCTCTGGCGGCGGAAATGAGTTTGGTCTGGGAAAAGCACGAAATCCTTAGTCCGCCCACGGACGAGGAGGTGGCGCGGATGGAGCCGGAGGAGGTGCTGAAGCTCCACGAACTCTACCATTCAGCCATCGCGAACAGCCGCCGCGATCCGTACAGGTATGGCTGGAAGCTGCCCCATTGGAAGGATGCGGAGGAATTGTTGGAGCACAGCTCGGAGATTCTTGTCAGCGGAGGGAACCGGAGCGGGAAAACCACCTGGGCCGCGCACGCCGTCGTTAAAGCCGCCGTGGAGAACCCCCTCTCGGTCATAATGTGCTTCGCCCAGAATGCCGACGTGTCCATCCGTCAGCAGCAGTCTGCCGTCTACGACGCACTACCTGAAGAGTTCAGAGTGAAGGTTTTGGGTACGGAGGAGAACGTCTCCTACACGCGGAAGAATGGATTCTCCAAGAGCAGCCTAATCCTTCCCGGCAGCAAAAGCTCCATCATCTTCAAGACCTATGCCCAGTTTCTCAACAATGACACGATTCTGGAAGGCGCGGAGCTGGGATGTCGCAATCCCAACTGGCTTAACATTGGCGCTTGGTGTGATGAGTATCTCATCGGCCCAGAGCTACTCGCCACCCTTCGTTTTCGGTTGGCTACTCGTAATGCTAAACTGCTGGTTACTTTTACGCCTATTGATGGCTACACAGAGGTGGTTAGAGACTACCTCCAGGGAGCGGCCAACCTACGAACCAAGCCCGCAGAGCTACTCAACGGGAGGAACGTCCCGTACATACAGAAGTCCCGAAACCGAGATGCTTCCATCATCTACTTTCACAGCCGGGACAACCCGTTCGGTGGTTACGAGCGTATCGCCAAGGACCTGAGCGGGCGACCGGAGGAGGAGGTGCTCACCCGTGCTTACGGGATTCCGACAAAGTCGATGAGCACGAAGTTCCCCAACTTCAGCCGGGAACTTAATGTGGTGAAGCACGAGTCCATAGACCTGAAGGGGAAGACCCATTTTATGGTGTTGGACCCTGCGGGACGGAAGAACTGGTTTATGTGCTGGATCGCCGTAGACCCGTCTGGGACGTGGTTTGTCTATCGGGAATGGCCGGATGTTAACGTCGGGGAGTGGGCCAAATGGCACGGGGGAAAGTGGATTGGCGGCGAAGGGTCCAAGGGGCTGGGGTATGGCATCCGGGACTACGTTGACCTCATAGGTCAGATTGAGGCCGAGCACGGGGTGACGATTACGGACCGTCTAATTGACCCCCGTCTAGGCGCGGCCAAATACCAGACCTCCCACGGGGCGTCGTCGATCATCGAGGACCTGTCGGATGCGGGGCTTACGTTCAACCCTGCCCCCGGTCTGGACATCGAGGACGGCTTGCAGGCTTTGCAGAGCAAGATGAGCTACAACCGGAAGCTGCCGGTGGATAGCCTCAATAGACCCCACTTCTACATCTCGGACAGGTGTGAAAATCTCATCCAAGCTCTACAGGAGTACACGGGGGACGGAGGGCTGGAGGAAGCCTGGAAGGACCCCATCGACGTTCTGCGCTACGCCGCCATTGACGGCATCTCCTATCTGGACCCCAAGGCCCTCAAGATTACGAAGCCCAAAACCTACTACTGATGATTCCCTTCATTGAACTGGCTAAGGAACTCAAGATTAGCAATTTTCAGTTGGCTAAGCTGCGGGACCAGCGCCTCGCGCCCGAAGACCACCTGATGGTGAAGAACAAACGCTACTTCACAGAGGAGGGTGCGGCGAAGATTAGGCTCGCGGTGCAGGTGCCTCTGGCTGTGCCCAAGCGCATCCAAGTGAAGGTGGTGGGCCGCGCACCCAATCCCCGCTATGTCTACTGCGTGCAACACGGGAAGGACGGCAGGTTCCTCGCCGTCGTCAAACCCTCGACGTGTGATAGGCTTATCGGCAAGCACATCTATGTTGACCTAATCGAAGACGCCAACGGGGGGATCACCTATCGGCACGATGCACTCGCCAAATGACCAGTCATTGGACCCGGAGTGGCAGGCCGAGCAGACGGATCGCCTCCTAGGTTTCGAGATACTCACCAGAACCCTCTCAGCCCGCTACCAACCACTCTCACCCCAGGAGCTGTCCGAAAAGATAGCTGCCAACAAGAACTACTCTTATTCCGTCATCCAGTCGATCCGGCGCAAAATCAATGAACACCGATAGAATGGAAGCCCTCACCTTCGTGCAGAAGGAACCCGACGTCCTGACGCTGAAGAACGCTTACGACCGGACCGTCAACGATCTGAGCTGGTATCTTGAGTCCACCCGTGACTCCTTCGACTACAGGCGATGCATCTGGCCCGGGAAGAGCAAGGACCTCCGAAAGCACGGAGCGGACGCTTTCCCTTTTGAGGGCGCGTCGGATACGGAAGTCCCCCTCATCAACGAGCGCATCAATACTTACATTGCGCTCTGTATCTCGGCCCTCTCGCGGGCGAACATCCGGGCCTACCCCGTAGAGGTGGGGGATTTGCAGCGTTCGCGGGTCACCTCCGCCTTCCTGAAGTGGATGGTGAGCACGTACATCAAGGATTTCCGCCGGCAGATGGAGCTGGGGGCCAACTACCTCTTTGAGCGGGGGATGATGGTGAGCTATGTCGGCTGGCAGAAGGAGGATCGCACCTTCCTTCAGCAGCTCGACCTCAACCAAATCGCCCAACTGAGCCCCGATTTGGCCCGGATGATCGTTGAGGGGAACGACGACAAGGCCATTGCTGCCCTTCTTCAGCAGCAGTTCAAGGGGGTTAACCAAAGTCGGGCCACCAAGGCCCTTAAACAGCTCCGTAAGGACGGGAAAGCTGAGCTTCCTATCGTCCGGCAGACGGTGAATGCCCCGAAAGTGTGCGCCCTGGCCCCGGATGGGGATGTTTTCTTCCCGTCCTACACGACCGACCCCCAGAAAGCCCCCTATTGCTTCTGGCGGGTGCTGATGACGGCCCAAGAGCTGAAGAATAAGGCCGCGACGGAGGGCTGGGACAAGGATTGGGTGGATTTTGTGGTGGAACACTACGCCACGTCGGTGGATTTGACTGATCCCCGCACCAATACGTCCTCCAATCGGTCGGCCCAAGAGCAGACTAACGAACTCTACGAGATCATCTACTGCTACCAGAGGCTTGTATCCGAGGAGGACAACTCCGAGGGCATCTACTGCACGGTTTTCCACCCCCAGTTTATGGGCCGGTCGGAGGAGCCGAAGTTTGCCAAGTTTGAGCTGCTCAATGGCTATGACGACTATCCATTTGTCGTCACCCGCCTGAGCGAGGACAACAAACGCCTGTACGAGCTGGCGACCATTCCCGAGCAGCTTGTTGGCCTGCAATGGCAGATTAAGGGTGAGCGGGATAGCCGGATGGATCGGAACAGTATGGCGACCATCCCGCCGCTGCTGTACCCGGCTAACGGCCAGCCCCCGATGGACTACGGTCCGGCTGCCCGCATCCCCTATCGCCGGATGGGTGAGATTCAGTTTGGGCCGGTGCCGCCCTTCAATCCCGGCTCGGTCGAGATTGAGCAGACCCTGACGCAGGAGGCCAACCGGATTATGGGGCTCGACCACGAGAACCCGATGAGCCGGATTCGCCAACAGTACTACGTGGACAAGTTCCTTAGCCACGTCCGCGACGTCCTGCGGATGGCGTTCAAGTGCTATCAGCGCTTCGGCCCGGAAGAGGTGTTCTTCCGTGTCACAGGTGTCACAGACCCGGTTAGGTTCTCGCGGGGCGACCCGAATGAGGACTTCGACATCGTCATCAACTTCGATGTCCTGAACAACGACCCCGAGGCCCTAGAAGCCCAGCTCAACCAGTTCGTCAGCTTGGTCCAGTTCGACCGCAATGGCCGGATTAATATGGACCGGATGCTGGAGGTCTTGGCTGGTGCGGTGAACCCCGCCCTGGCTGATGCCGTCCTCCAGCCGGCTGAGGAAGCCCAGCAGCAAATCGTGAAACAGGTGACGGATGACCTGTCCAAGATTTACGCGGGCATCGAGGTGGGCGCCCGTCCCAACGGGGCTCAGGTGGCCCTACAGGTGGTGCAGCAGTACACCCAGCAGCCCGACGTTATGCAGCGTCTCCAGCAGGACGAAGCGTTCCAGACGCGCTTGCAGAAGTACGTGCAGCAGTACCAAATGGCGCTGATGCAGATGCAGAATGCCCAGATTGGGCGGATTGGCACGGCCCCTGCCCAGATGGGCAATATCCAAACCCAGTCGGTTAATGTTTAAACACGGGGATATCCACCAAGAAACCGGGAAGGTTTTTTGGTCATACGACTCCGAGGGGAACGAGCGGTGGTTCGACCCTGCTCGTTTCTTTTTCCGTAAGAATGTCGCACTTCGCAATGCGCGTGTCAGGTACTGGAAAGACCCGGAGCAAAGCCGAACCAAGGTCCGAGCCTATGCAGCTTCCAACCGCGAGATGAAGCGCAAGTCGTTCAAGAACTGGGCAATGCGAAATAAGCCTGAAATACGAAACAACCGCCTCAAGCGCGATTACGGCATTTCCTCAGAGGATTATGCTCGTATGCTGGTAGCCCAATCCGGCAAGTGCGCGATTTGCGGAACCACTCAGTCTGCGGTTAGAAAAACGTCAGGACGAGTCCACGAACTGTGCGTAGATCATTGCCACACAACTGGAAAGGTGAGAGGGCTACTGTGCGTGAATTGCAATGTAGCCATCGGTAAACTCAAAGACGATCCCGGCCTTATGCTCAAGGCGGCGGAATACGTCCAGAACCCTCCCGGAGTCCCGGTAGGGGCGAACACTCAGGGTATCACTGCCTGAGCGAGGCCCACTTAGCCTTCAACGCCTTGTATTGGGCGGCGTTAAGCACGTCGTCCAATGCACAAATGCGCCCGCTAATCTGCTGGATGGCGTCGGTGTTCCGGTCGTGTAAGTTGTTGATCCAGCCTTCCCGTTGATTCAGAACCTCGTCAAGGAAAGCGAGGAAGTCCTCGCTGTTATGGAGTCTCTCTAAAGCCTTTGGGTCCATCCCCATAGAGATGGCTGTCAGTCCTTTACGGGCAAGGACGAAAACAGCGTGCTAGGATTTGCCCGTCGCATCGCCTGCGTTATGGGCGGAAACAACAATGCCAGAAGTCACATCGTCCAACTCGGCAGACGCTAAACCCGCCGTGGAAAACAAGCCAATGACGGATAAGGACTTCCTGTCCGCCCGCATTGCCAGCCGCCAGAAGGCCCCGCCTTCAACGACTGAATCGGCTCCCGAGCCAGAAGAGCAGAAGGAGGCCACCTCACAGGAGGGCGAGCCTACGGAAGCTCCCAAGGCCAAGGAGGTTCTTTCCAAGGATATTGAGGAGCTTACGGATGAGGAGATTGCCGAGCTTGCCCAAAAGGGTAAGAGCGGGCTGCTCAAACGCATCGCTGAACTCACGGCCAAGCGAAAGCTGGCCGAGGAGAAAGCCGCCGCCCTTGAGGCTGCGGTGCAGCAGGCGAAGCAGCAACTCCCCGAACCGAAGGTGGAGAACAATCCTTATGCCAACGTCGCCACCATTGACGACCTTCAGGGAAAGCTGAAGGAGGTTAGTGAGGTGGTGGAGTGGGCTGAGGAGATTCTGTTCCGTTCCGAAGATATGGCCGCGTCAGACATCGTGGCTACCGTCGACGGGAAGGAATACACCAAGGCTGACATCCGTGAGTCGCTACGCAAGGCCCGCCGTGCCAAGGACCGTTTCATCCCCGCCCAGTTCCAAGAACTGCAAGCGCGGGCGGAACGTTCCAACCTTGAGACGGCATTCAAGCAGCAGGCTCGAAAGGAGCTTACCTGGTTGGAGGGCGAGGACAACGATGTTCGTAAGCGTTATGAGGCGATGGTCGCTGACCCCCGTCTCAAGAAGCTGAAGGACTCGGTGCCCGAAATTGCGCCGCAGATTGAGTACCTAATCGCCCACGCTGCCAACTCTATGTATGGCCGCCGGGAAATCCCGATGGAGAAATCCAAGGGTCCGACGCTCAATCCTCCGTCAAACCCCTCCACCACGGCGGCAGCCCCTGAGAAGGCTGAGGCCCGGATGGAGAAGTCCCTCAAGGACGTGGAAAGCCGGTTTCGCCAAACAGGAAAAGCTAGTGACTTCATTGCCCTCCGCGCAGCTCAAATCTCCAAACGCAAATAACCCAAGCCTACAATGGCCTTCTCCAACACGTTCGATACGACCTCCCCCGGTTCCGCGGCGCTTAACCGCGAGGACCTTCACGACGCCATCACGCAGCTCGCTCCCAGCGAGACGCCCGTCCTCAGCTCGGCTGAGAAGTTCAAGTGCAACGCCACCTACGTTGAGTGGGGCGTGGACAAGCTCGCCGCTCCGTCCACCACCGCTGTCGCGGAAGGTGCCGATGTCTCCAACTTCGACGACAAGTTTGAGAACGTCGCCCGTCTGGGTAACTACGTCCACAAGCTCCGCCGTTCCTACCGCGTGAGCGACCTCCAGCAGGCCGTCTCCTCGGTTGGCCCGCAGGACATCGCCCGTGCGGAGCTGAAGGCCGTCAAGGAGCTGAAGCGTGACGCCGAGGCTGCCATCATTGGCACCCAGGACCGCGCTGCCGAGAACGGCGCTGGCACCGCGTACACGATGCGTGGTCTCGGTGACTGGCTCGACTCGTCCGGCCCCTCGGACGTCCCGGCTGCCTACCGCACCCCGGCGGACTCCATCCACAGCTCCGGTACGTTCACGGAAACCATCCTCAACCGGATGGTGACCTCGATCTACCGGGTGTCGGGTGTGACCAACAGCCTCACCCTCGTTGCTGACACGGCCCTGCGCCGCGCCATCACCGACTTCGCCCGCGCCGACACGATCACGGGTGCTGTTCGTCAGAACGACAACAGCTACCTGAACAATATGATTAAGTTGGCCGTCGGTGTTTACCAGTCCGACCACGGTCTGGTGACCATCGTCGATATGAACCCGGACTGCTCGCCCGACACCACCAACAAGGACGTCGGCTACCTCGTCAACCCGGAGTACTACGCGGTTGGTGAGCTGATCAGCCTCGGTTCGACCCGCCTCCCGAATCTGGGTGGTGGCGAGCGCGGCTACGTTGACTGGACGGGCACCCTCAAGGTGAGCCATCCGGGCGCGCACGGCGTCGTTGTCGGCACCAGCTAACCCCAACCCAAGGAGACTACTACTATGAAACTGTCCGTCAATGAAGCGGCCTTCGGGCTGAATAACTTCGTCAAGTTCGACTACCTGGACCTGAAGACCTCGGGTTTCCTGTCGACCATTGGCGCGGCCAATCAGCGCAAGATCGGCAGCCTCCCCTCCGGTTCCATCATCGACCTCGTCGCGGTTATCAACACCGTGGCTGAGGCTGGTACGTCGGACCTCACCCTGGACGTTGGCACCACCGGTGCTGACCCGGACGAGGGCATCGACAACCTCGACCTCGACGGCCTGACCAAGGCGACGTTCAACACCGGCGACAGCTTCGCGGTGACGGCGACTGGTGCGACCGTTGGCCCGATCGGCATCATCAATAACACCGCCTCCGCGGTGGACATCCTGATGGAGCTGAACGGCACCGTCGCCAACCTCACGGCTGGCGAGTGGATCATCGCCTGGCGTCAGCTCGACCTCGGGTCGCTGGCGTAAAGGGTTGACCTCATAACAAAGGGCGCATCCTTCGGGGTGCGCCTTTTTTTATGCGATTTCACGTTGTAGCGATGCCCCAGAGTTTCACGACCCGCGACTTCTCAGTCTGTGGGTTTAGCCAGAAAACCATTAGGTTTTGCTGGATGATGAAGACTCTGGGACATACGGTATTCCTCTACAGCGGGCCGCACAATCAGGCTATCTGCGACGAGCACGTGGTGATTAGTACTGAGGAGGACCAGAAGCTCATTACGGGCGGGAACCACTACGTCTATCCCTCTTGGGTTGCCGGCCACCCTGTCTGGGTGAAGACCAACCAGACCGCCGTGGATGAGATTAACAAGCGCAAGGAGAAGGGGGATTTCGTCTGCATCCTTGGCGGCAACTGCCAGAAGCAAATTGCCGACTCCCTGCCCGACCTGAAGGTGGTGGAGTACGGGATCGGTTATGAGGGGTTCTTCTCCAAGTGGAAGGTGTGGGAGAGCCACGTCTGGCGCTCCTACTGCATTGGGCGGTGGGCTAACGCCAAGCCGGTGGACCAGCACGACACCGTAATTAACGCCTTTTACGACGACTCGGAGTACAAGCGTAACATCCCCAAGAAGCCCTATGCCCTGTTCCTAGGCCGGATTACGGCCCAGAAGGGCATTGAGGATGCCTGTGAGGCGGCAGAGAAGGCCGGGATGCCCCTCAAGGTGGCGGGGTTTGGCAATGCCAAGCTGGTTAAGCCCAGCGCCGAGTATCTGGGGGAAGTGACCTTGGACAAGAAGCTGGAGCTACTCGGGGAGGCTAGTGTCCTCATCTGCCCCACCCGGTCTTTTGAGCCCTTCGGGAATGTGGCTTGCGAGGCCCAGCTTTCTGGAACCCCCGTAGTCTCAACCAATTACGGTGGGTTCGTGGAGTCTGTGGAGGACGGGGTGACGGGGTTTCGGTGCAATACGGTGGATGAGATGGCCGCCGCCCTCCATCACTCCCAGTCCCTTAGCCGCGCCACCATTGTCAGCCGGGCCATCAAGCTATTCTCGATGCGCTCTAAGATGTTTGACTACAACCGCTATTTTAACGCTTTATCCAAGGTAGAATAAGCCCGTGCAGATTATCACCAAACTTCCCAATTTGGGAACAGCCGCCAAGGACGCCCTGATTAAGGAGATAAAGATGGGCTTTGAGTTGGTGAAGGCCAACGAGCAGAAGGAGGAGCTGATGGCCGCGCAGCAGGCTCAGGCGATGCGGGGGCATAAGACCATCAAGGGTCTGGGTAAGTGCGTGGCGATGATGCCGCCGGACGAGTATTTCCGCTTGGTAAAGAAGTTTGGGCACGCGGAGGTGAAGAGTAAGGAGTTCCTGCGGTACTATCGGAAGAAGTTCCCGCACCTGTCGCCCAACGCCATCTGATGCAAACGGACACCTTTACCAACCTCCTGACCCTTGTAAAAGGACTGTCGGGCAACACGTCCTTCACGTCCGCTGAAGAGACGCTGGTGGGGTCGTTCATCAACCGCCGCATCTACAACGCCTACAAGCGGAGCAACTACTGGCCCCGCTATCTGGTTCTGGGGGAGGCGAGGGCGGCGACCAATAGCACGATTCCCTTCACCCAGGTCACGCTCAACTCCATCGACAGCTTCCTCCGCATCTACGACGAGGAGCCGTGGGTGACGAACAGCGTGAACGAGTATGACTTCGTAGTGACGGCGGATGGGGCGCAGATTCTGACCAACACGTCAGGTGCGTCCACCTTCTACGTCGATTACAAGAAACGCTGGGAAGGGGACTACAATTCGACCACCAACCAGAATGTGCCCTTGGAGTTCTTCCATTACGGGGCGCACGGGGCTTTTGCCGACTTCCTGCGGTATGACGGGCAGTTGGAGAAGGCGGCGGCTGAGGAGGGGTATGCGGAGTCCCTGCTTATGCTAGAATTGGAAAACGTGATGAACCAGCGGAACCTGAACACCGCTGCCAAGCGTATCCGCTCGCACACAACTCAACAGGCTAGGTACACCCGCTAATTATGGCTAACGCCCGCATCGTCAACACCCCGTCCCAGGCTATTCCCCAGAATAGCGCGACGCACGCCCAGAACACCGTTAGCTCTGCTGCGGAGGCTGTGGTGGACTTCACCTTGGCTGCTGGCACCACCCACGTCCTTGTGCAGTTCAACAACGCGGATGCGCGGGTGACGTTCGACGGGAGCAGCCCGACTGCGACCAAGGGGTTTGTCTATCCCAATGGGGCGTCGGCCTATTGGACCCGGCAGATGGCGATTGCCGCGAAGGCCATCCGCAAGGACTCCACGGATGTGGTGGTGGAGATTCAGGAGCTTAACTACCTGTGACGGTTTTCGAGACCAGTCTGCTGTCGAAGAGCGATAACAAGCTCCAGGGGTTTACGCCGTTCTTCGCGGACCGGACGTTCTGGGGGGACACGCTCATTTCCCAGAAGTACATCAATAATCCGACCACCCCGTTCTATTTGGTGACCTCTACCGGAGATCGTCTGGTGGATAGTGCCGCCAATCCCTTCATAGCCCTCACCTAATATGGCAGACATTCGCATCAAGGATCTTACGACCACGGCGTCCAGCACGGCTTCTGACGACTTCTTTGCGGCAGACGGGACGACGAACGGCACGCGGAAGCTGTCTGCCTTCAGCCCGAGCTTTGGCGGCAACGCCACGGTGGGAGGGACGCTGACGGTGAATGGAAAGATCGCTCTTGCGACTGGTACCACGTCCGCAATCGGAGTTACCTTTGGTGACCTTGATTTTTATCGCAGCTTTTCAAGCATTCTTAGCACTACTGCTGGAACTTTAAATGGAGGAGTAGGCGTTGGTTACTTTTCAATCAATTCCGCTGGCTCGCAACCACTAGTTTTATCGGCTAATAATGTTGAGGGAGCCAGAGTAACTGCGACTGGAAATGTATTGGTTGGTGGCTCAACAGACATTTCAGGCAGCGGAGGACTCAAGGTATTCGGCACCACCGCCTCCACCTCCACCTCCTCCGGTGCGCTGGTGGTCGGCAACGGGACGAGCGGCGGGCTGGGGGTGGGGGGTGCGGCGAGCATTGGTGGGCCGATTCTCGTTGGCACCTCTTCGGATGTTTATGTTAGCCGGGTGGGCACTGGAATTCTGGACATCCGTTCAGCCAGCAGTCCCGGCACTACGGCTCGGCTTGACGTGACTGGAACGACGAGTGCGGGTGTTGGGTTCCGGCAGTCGGGCGCCCGCGACTGGTTCATTAGCGCGGAGTCAAACGAGCTTCGCGTTTCCTGCCTTACTGCGGCGTCCATCTTTGCCTTCAACAGCGGAACGCCTGTGGCAATGCGTGACACCACCGCCTCCACCTCCACCTCCAGCGGTGCGCTGGTGGTGAGCGGGGGCGTGGGCGTGGCGGGTGCGATCTATGCGGGTGGCCTTCTTTCGTCATCGGCCACCACTTCGCTTGATGGGCTTCCGACTGCCGGTATTTTTGGCGGCACTAAGCGCGTTGCTCTAGGCTACAACACCAGCGGGGATTATGGATTCGTAGCGTGCGCCGACTCTGGCACGACTTGGAAGGAGCTTCATCTTAACCCGCTTGGTGGGCTTGTTAAGGTGCCTCAATCTACGGCGTCAAATGACGCATACACGGGCGCTTTTGTTGTGGGTGGCGGCGTGGGTGCCGCTGGCGCTGTCAATGCCGGTACATTCTTTGGACTCGTCGATGGTGTGACGGCTCCTGCCACAGGCTCCGGCTACGCCCGAATCTACGTCGATAGCGCAGACGGCGACCTCAAGGTAAAGTTTGGCGACGGCACCGTTAAGACCATCGCAACCGACAGCTAATCTAATCTCCTATGCAAACCATCATCAACATCCAGCCCGTGTCTGTCTGGACCCCGACCGGCACCAAGTCCGCGACCAAGTTCACGGCCCGCTACGTCAACTATCAGGGTGGCCCCGCCGTGGCCGACTGCGTGCTCCTCGACGCCGCCGGTGCGGAGGTGTCTTCGCAGCTCGTCAATGCGACGGCTGCTCAGACTGCTACGTGGACCAACGACGAGGCGTTCTACAAAGTTCTTGCCCAGAATGCGGGTTTGTCCCCTGTTTAAGGGATGGACCCTAAGCAGGCTCTGAACATCCTCAGTCAGGTGGCCGTCCAATTTCGCGGCACCCGTCAAGATCACGAACTTCTGGAGCAGGCCCTTAACGCCCTCCAGAAGCTGGTTGAACCGCAGAAACCCCAATCCGACTAACTATGAACGCCTCCGTCATCTCCTCCATTGTTCGTCACCTCCTCGGCATTGCTGGTGGTTGGCTCCTTGCTAAGGGCATCAGCCTGGACGCCGGCACCATTGAGACCATTGCCGGCTCTGTGGGCTCCCTGTTGGCCGTAGGCTGGTCCCTGTACGCGAAGCGGGGCTCTGCTACCCCCTCGGCCTAAAAGTGGCTTAAAAGCCAAGGAAACGCCGTTTCCGGGCATAGGGTAGAATTAGCCTATGCCTTCCATCACTAAGAACACGGTTGTTAGGGACTTCAGGGACGAATGGTCCCTTGAAGACATAGGGCGGGGGGCTGGATGGAAGCCCATTCCGCCGTACAAGAGGAACACCCAGCACGTCCTGGGACAGGACGGCAGATGGAGGGCGGGTGGTGCCCTCTCCGGCGCGTGGGACTTCTCGGAGGGATCGAGCGACGGCATCCTCTCGGTGTTTGACCTAGATGAGGGCGCGGCCACCACCACCTACTCAGCTTCTACGGTAGACTTGGACAACGGAACATCTGAATGAGCACGCCCGCCATCCTTCGCCATCGTCGAGACACCGCCGCCAACTGGACATCGAACAATCCAGTCCTGGAGGCCGGCCAGCTCGGCTATGAGACGGACACCCTCAAGTTCAAGCTGGGGGATGGGACGACGGCGTGGACCAGCCTGTCCTATGCGTCGGGTGGTAGTGGTCCTACCGGACCTACTGGCCCCACGGGTGCGGGCGGCGTGCTGGCCTACTACGGGTCGTTCTACGATACTACCGACCAAGCCCTGACGAGCACGACGGGAGCCCAAGCCATCAACATTGGCTCCACGTTTGAGTCCAATGGGGTGAGCCTTCAGAGCAGCTCACAGGTTAAGTTTTCCTATGCGGGGACTTACACCATCACGTTCTCGGCGCAGCTCAACAACACCAACGCCAACATCCAGACGGCCCGCCTTTGGTTCAGGAAGAACGGGACGGATGTGGCGGATAGCAACAGCACGATTGACGTTCCCGGAACGCACGGGGCTGGCGATGGGCACGCGCTAGCGACGGTTAACTACGTCGCCACGTTCGCGGCCAACGACTACATTGAAGTCTACTGGAACGGGACTAGCACCAACCTGTCCATTGAGACGTTGGCTTCCGGGACTGGTCCTACGAGGCCCGGCACCCCGTCCATCATCCTGACGGCCTGCCAAATCACCTATCAGGGCGTCACCGGCCCAACAGGTCCAACGGGGGCTCAGGGCGTTACGGGTCCCACCGGACCTACCGGAGCTGCGGGTGTTACTGGACCTACGGGTCCTACCGGCCCGCAGGGAGCGCAGGGTATCACCGGACCTACCGGACCTACAGGTGCGGCGGGAGCTACAGGGCCGACAGGCCCGACTGGTCCCACCGGGGCTACTGGTGTTACGGGGCCTACGGGTCCTGCGGGAGCTACTGGACCTACCGGACCTACGGGTCCTACTGGGGCTAGTGTTACGGGCCCTACGGGCCCCACAGGACCGACGGGTCCTACGGGTCCTACGGGTCCATCTGGTGGTGGTGGCGGCGCATTTGACGACGAGTCCAACATCTTAGCAACTCAGGTCTTCGGTTAATCTCTCACAATGGCAACCTTCTCAAAAGTTCTACTGTCCGGCTCGACGCAGGGCAAAGCCATCAAGGTGGCCGCGACGGCCTCGACCGGCACCACGATTCACGCAACCGGCACATCGTCCTCGATCATCGATGAGGTGTGGCTGTACGCCTACAACTCATCCGCGAGCGCCGTGACGCTGACCGTTCAATATGGCGGCACTACTGCGGTGGACAATGACATCAAGCTGTCGATTCCTCCGACATCTGGCCTGACGCTGGTGGTGCCGGGGCTCACGCTCACGGGCACCGGCTCCGCAGCAAATACGGTGTACGCCTACGCCGGGACCACAAACGTTATCACCATCAGCGGCTACGTCAATCGCATCAGCTAATGGCTAATCCGCTCCGCAGGATGGTGTCATCCAGTCAGGTGGTTGATTGGTTCCCAGCTAATCGCTACACCACTATTCCTTCGCGCAGTCAGACTGTGAATGTCGAGTACTTGGTCATCGCTGGTGGTGGCGGTGGCGCTGGTAATCGTGGCGGCGGTGGTGGTGCTGGCGGTTATCGCTGCTCAGTTCCCGGCGAAAGCAGCGGGGCCAATTCAAGCGCAGAGAGTGTTTTTCAAGCGACTTTAGGGACCACTTACACGGTGACCGTTGGCGCTGGAGGGGCCGGTGGCAATACTGGCAATGGATCGGTAGGAGCAGATTCCGTGTTTGCCACCATCACATCCTCTGGAGGAGGCCGCGGCGGCACGACAGGAACCGCAGGCGGTAATGGTGGCAGCGGCGGTGGCGGAGGCGGACAAGATAGCGGAACTAGCATTGCAGGAGGAACCGGCACCGGGAGTCAGGGTAAAAATGGTGCTGCATCTTACAATGCATTTACAGCAGGTGTTGGTGGTGGTGGCGGCGGTGCCTCTGCGGATGGCGTACAGGCCACTTCTACGGTAACGGCAGACGGTGGCGCTGGTCTATCGTCTTCAATTACTGGGTCTAGTGTTGCGCGAGGAGGTGGTGGCGGCGGTGGAATAGATGATCGCGCATACGCAGCTAATGCTGGCTCTGGTGGCTCCGGTGGTGGTGGCGGCGCTTCAAATACGGGCGGAGCTGGAACAGCCGGGACCGCAAATACTGGCGGTGGCGGAGGTGGTGGCGGTGTTATTGCTATTCCTGTTACAGCGAGCGCAGGCGGAAACGGAGGCTCTGGCGTTGTCATTGTTCGCGCCCTAATTCCCGCGACATCCACGACCGGTAGTCCATCCAGCAGCACCTCTGGGAATTACTACATCTACACCTTCAACAGCAGCGGGAGCATCACTTACTAATGGCC